TTGTGATATAATAAATAGTGTCAAGGGGCGGTACAAAATAAAACCCCGGACAGAAAGAGGTAAGGAAATGAAGCCCGAAAACTACGCAAAGCTGTCAACTTCTGCCAGAAAGCTCTATGACGACCACCGGTTTGAGTTTTCCATCGTCACCGACGGAGAAAACGCCGGAATGATGCGCGTAAGCGGCTGGAAGAAAACGATGAAGAGCCCCGAACCCGCTGTTCTGGATGAAATCAAAACGATTCTGCTGGAAGAAAAGGCGGAACGCGACGCAGCGCGCGCAGAAGCCGACCGCATCCGCGCGGAACGCGAAGAGCGCCGCGATGCCATCCCCGGAATAAAGGAGATTGAGGAAGCGCGTATGGCGTGGGATAAATATTACTACATCCACGACAAGGTGATAGCCGCAGGAGAAGGGCGGATGCCGACGAAACCCGCCGTCAGCACCACCGAACTTTGTGAGAAGTACCCGAAAGCTGCTGCCATGCTTCAAGCGGAAGCCTATTCCAGCGCAAGCAACGTTGCGAAATCCTCCGCCGGGCGCAAGGCGCGTGGACGCATCATCGACGGCGAGGACTACACACAAGTTATCGCCGAAATGGAAAAGGAATGGGAGGACTACTGTGATGAACACGTTTGGGACTAAGGAGGAAGCCCCATGCAGCAGCTAACCATGAAAGATATAGCCTACATCATCGAGCTATACAACAAAATGCATTCCAGGAAGCAGGTTGCCCGCGAATTAGGACTATCCGAATACCGTGTGCGGCGCATCCTCATCGACAACGGCATTTTGAGCGACTACGATGCCGCCATAGCTGCCGCCATCGAAGCAGGAGATAATCTGGAAGATGCAGCGCGGAAATTTGGCGTAGCGCCGAACACCATCCTTTCCCATCTGCCATATACAAAAGGCGGATATTGCCTTGCCCCGGACAGCGAAAATGCCAAGCGCATCCGAAAATGTAGAGAAAAGAAAAAAGCATCGACCGAAGCCGACGCTTTTCCCTTAAAACCATGATATTTGTACTGTTTCAATTCCACACCTGCCGAAACAGGTGACACCGTGATTGTACCACATCATTTTTAGTTTGTCAACCCCACAATTAAGCAAAAGGAGAAGAGAGCATGGAAAACATGAACCTTGACTATTGCGAAGAAGATTTTACGCGCGAAGAAGTATATGCTTTGTTCGAGGCATTTATCAAGAAGCATCCAGAACACTACATAAAGCGCATTGACGGCTACCCATATTATTTAGGCAGAGAGATTGGTGCTTGGTGTGCGGATGTACACAATAAGGCGCTTGCAGGTGTCCTTATCCTCGGCAAAAACAAAGAAATATATTTGCAATGGCAGTACACAACCAGTGGAGAAATTCTCGCGCCATAATAGTTGAGTGCAAGCGTCAGGCGCAAGAATAGTGCACAACAAAAAAAACCGGGACATTACGTCCCGGCTTTCTTTGTATTTCGCTTTGGTAAAATCTCGGAGTATTTCTGAGCCTCGTCGTACTTGGTTTTCAGCGTGTGTATAATATAGTCAATCTTCCGAATGCTCATATTGTACTGCATAGACTGCTTTGTGCGTGTCCAGCCTTTCGCCCGCGACCTGATAATCAGCTCTTCTTCATCGGACAAACAGGCTTCATCCACAAAAGCATCAACAACCGCTTTTGTCCATACGACTTCGCGGCTCATGCGTTACTCCTTCGGTTTATCCTTTCCATCGGCGACCGCAGCCGCGTCCGTCATGCCCTCACCGATGATGTAGGCGATAACCGTAGCACCCGCCATGATGATGCTGCCGACCTGCGTTGCGGTTTCATCCGCCACGCCGAACGCCATAATCAGCATGGTTACAAAGGATACAACTGCCGCCCAGAACTTGCGGCTTGTCAGTTTGCGCTTCAAATTCTCACTCATTTTGCATTTCCTCCCTTTAGGGCATTGCCCCTCAACCAATTATCAATTTCCCTGCTTGCCGCCGTCATTTCGTCGGCGTTGCCGTTGTGTAACTCATGCTCCAAAAGTGCCTGTACTCCGGCGCACGTTACCATCAGTCCGTCACGCAAGCCGCCGATGCGCTCTTCGTGCCCATCAAGGCGGCGCTTGTCTGTGTCCAGCTTGCGATTGATGTCAGCGACGCTGGATGCAAGCGTGTTTGTTGGCTGCTCCTGTCGCTTGCGTTCGTCCCTCACATTTTTTCGCGCGGTATAAAATGTATTGTATGCTCCCAGCAGAACGAGAATCACGCCCAGCGCCAGAATCAGTTTATCGGCGGTGATGTTTTCCATCTCAACCTACCCCGCTTTTCAGTGCTGTGACGCGTTCCTCCAGCTTTTCGATGCGTTCCGCAAGCTCAGAGAGCGTGGGTGTTTCCGTTTTGGAAATACCCACATCGACAAACTCCTCCATCATGTAGCCCTGATTCGTCTCCGTCTCGACGTGAAGCCAGCCGCCACTATTCCCGATGACGTTGACAGAAGTGCCGATTTTAACTTTTTCCAGCACCTTTGCGGATTTGCTCGGCTCTGCGCGAAGATTGACCGTGCTGCCGCTCTGCGCTGTCACGTGTCCGACGCAAATAACATCGTTGCTATCATCCACCATTGGTGTATCCTCCTTGTATTCGACTTTTTTGAGGTATCCTGCACACGTCCACGACTTGACGGGTGAAGCGACGAAGCCCGTTGCGCTGCTCTGCGCATTGAGAACCTTGCCGTCCTCACCCATCAGCCCGACGTGGTAAAAATCCCTCAAGTCGCCGTTGTAGTATTTGCCGCCCTGTTTATAGCCTGACGGCAAGGCATACCGCGAATCACCCGGATTCCGGCACTTAAAAACAGCCATTCCGGGCTTTGCGGCAGAAATCGGGACAAGCTCAACAATTTCCGTCCGAGCAATGCGGTTGCTGCCATGATAGATGCTCTGCCCGTGCTGACGGTATGACCACACAAACGCGCCGGAGCAGTCAACGTTCCCCGTCTCCGCTGCACCAGCCGTATACTTCCAGTGCTCGTCAAGCATCCGCTGGAAGTCGCCCAGAATAGCGGACGCTGCGATTTTGGGCATGATGACACCTCCTAAAACTTGGTACTAACTTGGTACTAACTTGGTACTAACTTGCAACTAACTTGCAACTTGCGTGCGACTTGCGTGCAACTTGCGTGCAACTTGCGTGCAACTTAAAAAATGCCGAAAAATCGGCATTTGCGAAACGCTGAGCAGCAAGATTGCAACTTAATTGCAACTTAGATTGTGTTTTCTCCACCATTTTCCGCCGCGTCCAGCGAATCATAGTACGCCTGCGCCAGCTTCTCAATTTCCGCGATGTCGTCCTCCGTCAGTAGTCCGTTATCGAGGTGCGTGTACGCCTTGTCGAGCCAAAACGCCACATCGCGCCCTGCGGAAATCTCGCGCTTAATCGCGCGCAGCGTCAGGTCGTGCCGAGCTTTGCTGTTAATCGCCATAAAGATACCTCCTTAATTTTGCGTCATGGATGCAATCGCATCCTCAAGATTTTTGATTACAATGGTCACGTCGCGCTGGTACTTCGTTTCTGCGCCAGCGCCATCAGTAACGCTGATGACGGTCGTCGGGGCGTAGGTGGTCAGCGCCTTGTACGCGCTGATTTCAGCGGCGGAAAGAGCGGTTTCGACGGGTGTTGCAAGCGACGTCCAAACATACACCTCTTTCGCGTCGAGGAATGCTTTGAACTCATCAAGTGTTGATGTGCCTTTTTGCGCATAGGCAAAGCCGATGAGGTTGTTTTGGTTTGCGATAGCGCCGCCGACAGCTTCCGAACCTACGGTGGTGGAAAAGTGCGTACAAAGAACATTTGTCGCAGAAGTGCCAGCGAACCAAGCAAAGTATCTATCAACCTTTTGTCCGGACGTCTGCCAGTTGAGCGAAGACGTCACCTTGATTTTGGTGATGCGCTGCACGCGCACCCCGCGCGCCAAGTCCACCTCATCGCACACCCACTGCTGCCCGTTCTCGTCCGTGTAGTTTCCGCCGGATGTGACCGGGATGCCCGGCAGCGCATTCGGCGTTTGCAGCGTCAGCGTCTGCGATTCGTTCGCGCCGTCCGACACCGTGACCACCACCGTTCCTCCGTCACCCGCGCTGACAATCGGCACGGGCGCACTCGGGAGCGGCGTACCGTCCTGCGTGCTTTTGCCGCAGACACGCAGACCGACAAAAGGCGCGGCAAAAGAATCCGTCGCAGTAATCGACGCGCCGGACACACTGCCAGATAACACATTCGCGCGCGAAGAAAGCGTGTTGGCGGTATTCGTAACCGCGCGGATAGCGTCGCCAGCAGCTTTCGCGTCCGCCGCACGGTTCTCCAGCGTCAGCGTCTTGTCTGTCACCAGCGCCGTTGGAATCCCACCGTTTGCGCCTGTGCCGTAAAGCGCCTGAATCACACCAATCGTGCTTGCGTCAACCATTCGTGCCACCTCCCAGCTTCACCCACGCGCCCTGCGCGTCCTTCTGCCACATCGAGCCGAACCCGGCGGTGTACGCCAGACTGCCGATACTGCCAGACTTCCCCGGCTCTGTGCCATTGGAGATGTCGGCGGCGTTATCCAACATCCACTCAACATAGTCCGTGTGGATAGTCTCGCCGTTATTCCTGCGGATTAGATTCCACGCCATTTTGTGCCGCCTCCTTAATTGTGATGATGATACTATCCGATTCCAGCCCGACGTTGCTGCTCGCGTCAACCGCCTGGAATGCAACAATCCGCGTTCCGCTCCCGGTAAATTGAAACTGCTTTGTGAACGTTATCGTTTCCTGCTGAACGTCATAGATTCGCTCGTTTACTGCGCCGTCCACAAGGAAGCGGATTGATGCCGCGTTCTTCTGCGCCACCGTGAACGTCACGCTTTCGCCGACGGTGATTGTCGTTTTGTCCGCCTCAACGCTGACGATTTGCGGGCGCTGTGCCTCAAGCGCTGATACATCGTCCTTCCACGCTGCGTATAGCTTGTTATAATTTTGCGCGGCGGTGTTGGAGCGATACGCACCCATTCGAAGCAATTCCAGCAGCAACAATTTTTCCTCGTCCGTAATGTACTTCCCCAGAAACTGCTGCGCTGCGGATGTTGCGCTCTCTGCCGCTGCATTCGCGTTTGCCGCTGCGTTTTTGCAGTCTTCCACCTTTGCCAGCACCGTTGTGATGTCCGGGATGACGTTATCCGGGTCGTACACCGTCCCGGTTGCCCCCGCCGCAACACGCCCCTCAAGCCACAAGACAGCCGTCGTGTCCTCACCGACCGTCGCTGTAACCATCAGGCGGAAACGCCCAATAACCGCGTAACAAGCAGCGGAAAGCGTCACGGATGCCACGCCGTCGCTAACCGCGCCTTGCAAAAGAATTGTCGGGTTTTCGTCTGTGCTTGCAACGCTATCCAGCCTGATAAAGCTGCCTACAATAGTTGCGCCAGAATCCATGCTGTACGGCGCGCCATCCTTCTCAAACGCGATTTTCAGCGTGTGGGCGTTCGCTTCGCCTTGCACGAGCGCCGCTTTGAGCGGTGTCATCCGCAACCCAGCAGACAAGTTGCAAGTATAATTTAACTCATTCATGCGTCCTCCTTATTCCGTTCCGGCGGAAATAAGTCCACTCTTGCCGCCCAGCGCCTCGATGATGCCGCTGACGCTCTTTCCCTCCGTTGACATGGTGACTTGTACCTTCTGCGGCTCAAGCAGCACATTGTCCGCGTTGAGCGTGAGGATGCGCTCATCATAGCAGCGCCCGAATTTAGGCATTGCAACCCGGCAAATGCTCCCCAGCCGGAAATGGTCGTATGGCAAGCCTGTTATGGCGGAAAGCTCCACGAGTGAAACGTCGATGGAAATCGGCGGGGTTTTCTTTTTCGCCAGTTCCTTCTTTGCGTTTTCCAACAGCGTCTCCTTGTCCGTGATGCTGTTATCCGAGTATTTGCCGCACACGATGCCCCACTCGTCGATGGTGTCCGCGTCGATGTAGTCCTTTCCATCGTTTACCGTGCCAACGGTGATGCCGTTTTTGCCGTATGCGTACATACGGGTCACAAGGTCGTCGCGGTCTGTGCTGACCGTTGCGCTGGTCAGCGCGCCGTTAAAACGCGCTTCGCAGGAGACAGTGTTTGGCATATTAACGAGGTTGAGCGTCCACGGATGGGTGGAAAAGTCGTACTGCCACATCATTTCGGCGGGCGACAAGTCCTTGACGTTGTTGATTGCTGTCCAGATGTTCGTCCCTGCGTCGAAATCGTATGTGAGATGCTGCGATAACTCGCACGTTCCAATCTGCCAGCGCGTTTCCGGCTGGTAGGTGAGAAGCTGCGCCAGAACATCAACCGCGTCAACGGATGCACTGCCGATTTTTAGCTGCTCCGGTAGAAGCCCGTCCATCAGCGTAGAAATAGCGTGGTCAAGGTTGACTTCCTGCGTCGCGTAATTTCTGTAGGTTTGCGTGTCCGAGCGCAAGCGGAAGATGCCGACGCTTCCGCCGATGTGGTACAACTCCACAAACTGCGTTGCGTCCATCCATGTGCCGTCCACGAGCGTCATGCTTGCGGTGGAAATGTCGTCGATTGTTAGCGACAAGGACAGCGAAGACGGGCGCAAGCGCTTGATTTCTCGCAGATTTTTGTCCAGCAGACGCGGCAAACGGACATTGTTGGTGTATGCCTTGCTTGCGTCGGGGTCGGGGATGATGCCGGAAACATAGTCGATTGTGATGTAGATGTCGCGGACAGTGGGCTCAATAAAAAATTCTGTTGTGTTATCCTGATGCACCGTCCCCCACGCTTGAAAGGAAAGTGTCGCAACGAAAGACGTTGTGCTTGCGCCGTCAGGAAGCGTCACGGTTGCGAATCCTGCCTCGTCCACATGAACGTCGTTTACGTCCTGCTTCTGCTGGTTGCCAAAAACATCCCTGCGAAAGTCGGCGTGAACTCGCGCGGATGTAATCACTGCGTCAGCAGGAAGAACAACCGGAAATGTAACTTTTGCTCTTGCGATTGTCGGCTTGTGTTTGGGGTCAATATCCCATCCAGTCGCTTCGCCCGTCTCGTGGTTTATAATCAAGGCGCACTTCCACCATGATTTCATGGAAACTTCCTGCGGTGTGCCATATGCTTTGTAGTTAATATTTTCGCCCCCTCGCCGTGACCATCAGCGACAAAAGCCCGTCGCCGCTGAACGACACCTTGTTGATTCCGGGCTTTAGCGTGATTTCGTCGGCAGATTGTCCATTTCGGTTGCCCATCGCGGATGTCCCCGCTGCCGTGATTTGCTGGATGCCGTTGTCGTCGTGTGCTATGCGGATTTCCTCGCCCGTTTTCACGCTGATATTCGTCAGCACGATTTTTTCGCTTCCGCAACTGATTGCAACGTTTGTCAGCGGGTCGATTGCCACAAAAACCGCTTCAAGCGGACACGCCACGTCCCCGCGATTGTAAACCGTCAGGATGCCACTTTTGCTTGCTTCAACTGTTTCCATTTTGGAAACAGTTGCTTCCTCCCACCACGGCCGCTGATATGCCGTCAGCTTGATTGCCAGCGTGTCCGTCCACTTGAGCGCGGAAACACTCGCTGCCTCGATGCTGTCGATGTATAACCGCTGTTCCGGGCGGTATGACGTGTGCAGGTACTGTCCACCGCTGCCCCAGCGCATGATTTTACTGAGGACAAGCTGCCTGTGGATGGTGTTTGCTTCGTGGATTTCCACGGCGATTGTTACCGTGATGGACTGCCGAAGCTGCCCGGTGAGGTACATCCCCCCGCCGGGGCGTGCTTCGGTCGTCACGGATTCTTGTGGCGCGTCCTCCGAGATGTCGATGATGATGATGGACGGGTCGATGTCTTCCAGCGCTTCCTCTCCCATCCACGCGCGATAGCGCGTAAGCATTATCAATCACCCCACTTCTTAAACATCAGGTTAGAGCGAATTGTCCCGCCTATTGCGGAGTTGACATGTGGCGCAATCGCTGTCGCAATCATCTTCCCGTCAACGGAAAAATTATTCTGGATTGTCGTTGGAGGAAGCCCGGAAACAGCTTTTGCAACATCTGCTGGATTCTCGATGCGCACCCAGAGCACCCCATCTTCATTGTTGGTGATGTTCGTAACTGTTCTTTCTTTGAGTGCGGTTAGGTAGTTTTCCTGCATCGTTTCAAGCGTTGTGTGCATCTCGCGAATAAACGTCAAATTTTCCGCTACTTGCTTTCTGTTTTCGTATGCTTTATCTGCTGCTTCCTTTACCTTGTCCCAGTAGCCGTTTCCTTCGCGCACTTTCTGATTCTCTTTCTGCTTCGCTTCGAGGGCAGCAAGAACGTCGGCAAGCTCCTGCGGATTCGTTTCTGGATTTGGCGCCCAGTATTCCATCAGATGCCCGCCGACTGCAAGCGGTGCATTCGCAGCGCGTCCTTTTCCAGTGGAAATATCACCCAAGAAGTCGTAGTGCGTTTCGTTTTTCGAGTAGTCGGTGCGGTATTTGGGCGTCAAGTCGCTCAACTTCACCCCAAACCCGTACTTTTCCAAAAGCGCATTGATTCCTGGAAGCTCACTCTCTAACGTTTCCTTCATCTTGTCGATTCCGGCAAGATGCGCACTGTCGTTCTCTTCCATGTACGCGGTGCTTGTTTCTGCCTGTTGGAACGCTTCGAGCGACTTTTGCACGGTTTTCAGCATCGCCTGATATGTCTCATCGTTTGCCAGCGTATACCGCGTTTTGGTTTCCGCCATCGCGTTTTCTTCGTCGCGGGCGCGCTGGTAGTCTGCATTTAGCTGCTTGATTTCTTCCGGCGTTAGATTCAGTAGACGCGAAAGGTACGCATCGTTATCGCGGGAGTATGTAGTAAGCCCTGACAAGATGCCAACGTCAACGCCAGCTGCTTCGGCTTGCTGCAAAGCATCATTGTAGGCGTGTAGAGCATCCGCATTTGTTCCGTACCAACTAAGCACATTTTCCTTGCTGTAGTCGGTTGCGAGCAGTTTATCCATTTCCGCCCGCGTGTGCGTTACCATGTAGCCCATGCCAGACGCAACGCCCTTGTAGGCTTCCTGCGCCTTTTTCAGCGTGTCCGCGCGGTACGTCTCCACGTCTTTCAGCGCGGTCTTTAGGTCTTCGAGGGCTTTCTTTTCGTCCTCGACGGCTTCGTTGAATTTTACCTGTTCTTCGACTTCTGGGTGTGCACGTTTGTACGCTTCCCATTCCGCTGTTGCCCTTGCAAGCGCGGTCTGATTCTCGCTCAGTTTATCGTTAGTTTCTTCGATTTGCCTATTGACGTCTTCCAACTCTCCGGCGGCGGCGCTGCTATCGGAGGATTGCAGATTCATCGCGTCTGTGAGCATTTCCCACGCATCTTCTTGCAAGTCGGTAAACGTATGATGAAATTCGGAATAGAAGCCATTACGCGCTCTGATGATGTCGTTGTACTGCGAACTCCCATCAGGTGCTTCGCGCATAAACCCTTCCAAAGTATCGGCGAATGTATAGTCGCTGATATCAGACATGGTGCTCACAAATGACGAATAGGCGCTTTCTGCCGCATCCTGATATGCAGCTTTTACTTCTTCAGTATTAGACCCCACAATTAGCGAGTTTAGATAATCTCTGCGTGCATATAGGGATTCGAGCTGTTTTTCCGTTTCATCAACTGCTGCTTGTGCATCGGTAACGGCGGTATCATGTGCACCATACAGCGACACGCCATTCACGGTATCAACATACTGTTTAATTCTTTCTGTGTTGCCCATAATGGCGTCAGAGGTTAAATCAACATATTGCGAAAGTCCCGGCATAACGTTTTTAAGGTTTTCGAGGGCTTCCTGCCACGCTTTCGTTGCCTTTACAGCTTCGCCGCTCTCCTGCTCCATGTTGCGCATGGAATTAACGATTGTGAGCGACTGCGCATAGGTCGCCTTTGCGTCGTATATTGATTCGTCCCGCTCTTGCATGATTTTTTCGGCTGTCGTGTACTGGTATGACTTATCCGACAGCACATTATTGAGCAGCGAAATCGCGGGCGTTACAACGCCCAGCAGCCCCTTGCCAAACTCCGTCTTGATGCGGTCGAGGTTCGTTTGCAGCTTGCGCATTTCATTCGAGAAGCTGTCCCCGGTTCGCGCAAAGTCACCCTGCGCGTCCTTCGTGGCTTCCAGCAGATACTGATAGCGCAACGTCGCCTGTTCCGCCTGCGTCATCTTATCAAACGCCTTGTTCATGCCCTTTTCGAGGGCAAAGGCGTTTAGGTTCGCAACGGACATATTGATGCCCAACGATTTTACATTTATACCCTCGGTTTCCCGATATTTTGTAGGGGATTAGACTATCTCTTCGCCCTTTCGGGGGGGCGGCTGGCACTTCGCGTCGTGCTAATCTCGACGCTACAATTAGTCGTTACACCTTCCAACAAAAAAGACGCATTTCTGCGTCATGATTGTTGGCTTGGCACGGTATTGTCTTGCTTGCTGTAAATCCATGAGAACCCATATCGTTTTTTCCCAGTCTGTGCAGCAGTGCGTATGTTGTTTTTCCCGTCCGGATGCCCAATATACTTAGCTGCTTCATAGGCTGAAACAAACGATTTATCCAATTCGGGGCAATACACTGGCAGTTGCTTTCTTCTTTTCTGTCGAAGATTTGACGTGTCGGGTGTTCCATCGTCCTTTATGTAGCAGAAACGATGCCCGCCCGCGTGAAGGTATCTGCCTTTAAGCACTCCGCATATTGATTGAACGAATATGCCCGTGCTGCGGCTTGCTTCGCTGATTGACGGATACGTTATCCCTGTGGTTGCATCAATAACTGGTTTGCTCGTAGACGGCTGGTTCATGTATTTTCCTTTCAGCGTGTTGCTGATTTTCTTATACATGGCTTCTTTGTTCCGGTACTCGCCTAATGTGTGCTGATTTGTCAGCTTTACATTGTAACCGTTGGGAACGAATGTATCAAGCTCTTGAATCCAATAGTTTTCGCGTTCCGTCAGTTTAGCTTTTAAGTCCTTCTTGTCTGTTCCTTCGACATACTCAATTACTGCGTATGTTTCCCTGATAGTTTCCCATCCATACTTGCGAATCGCATTACCAAACGGCGTATTACATTTCTTTGTATATGCCTCGAATTTATGCTTGTCGATTCGCTTTCTTTCGAGAATCATTGTTTGCCCTACATAGATTTTCCCGCTTGGAGAATTATAGCGATAGATAACACCTTTCAAATTTTTCACCTCAAAGGTATTATATCACAAATCCCCAAACATTTCAACAAGTTTAGAGTTTTACCGTTAGCGCATTTTCATGCACACCGCTTTTGCTTGCGTTCACCAGCAGTTTCAGAATGGATTTCTCCATTAAGCCGCTAAAATCAACGGTTCGGTTTCCCCGGAGATGCCGGAGCGGATTTTCTCAAATGCCGTATCGTGGTCGAGGTTGTAGAACGACGCCATATCCGCCGCCAGACCCGCCATATCCGTAGACATTTTGAGAACTTGGTCATCCGCGACGCCCATGGATTTCAGCATAGCGCCCAGCGTGGACGAATACTGTTTCGCCTTGGTTTCCGTGATGCCGTAGGCGTTCAGCGCCTCCTGCGCCCACTTGTTGATGGTAGACGCGGAATCTTCAAACGTCACGTCCACAACGTTCTGCGTCTCCACAAGGTCGGACGCAAGTCCGATTGATTCGTCAATCGAACCCGTGATGCCGTCGATAATGTTATTGATGCCATTCACTGCCATGTTAGCAAGGAACTGCCCGCTTGCAATATCGCCAATCACATCAAGGCGGCTCAAAAATCCGCTCAGCACACCGCCGCCCGAACCGCCAGAATCGCCGTCTGCGGCTTCTTGCAAGGACTGGATTTGTTGCTGCAAACGCTGGATTTCTTCCGTCGCTTGCGTGGACTGCTGCTGCGCTTGCTGCAATTCCGTCCGGAAACGCCCGCCGTCAAACGTCGGATGCACAGCAAAGCTGTTTAGTTCTTGCTGGAACTGCTGCATTTCCTGCCGGATTTTATTCAGTTCCTGTGTGTATCCGCTTGTATCAATCTTGAAACTCGCGTACAACTCAAATGCTTCCGCCATCTTCTGCACCTCCCCTCGCCATTAGTCCGTTTATAATGTCGTCGCAGATTTCCTCTGCCGTTTTTTGCTTTGTTTCGTGCTTCTCTTCGCCGAAAACGTCGCTGTATGATGGTATTTCCAGATTCGCGCCGCCGAACGACGAAATTGCAAGCACCGTCATCCACGCCATATTAGCCATATAGCAACGTTTTGCTTCCTCCTGCGTTTCGTGCGCCAGAAGCACCCCCAGCGCGTGAACGTTTTGCGGGCGGTACTTGTACAGCACAGGGATTACATGATGCACCCCAGACGAAGCGCAAAGGTAAAAAAAGCAAACAGCGAATCGAGCGTGTCCTTGTCCATCATGGCGGCGGTTTCGGTGAAGTCCATTTCTGCGACTTCCTCCGCCGTCTTGCCGTGCATCGCGCCGAGAATGCCCATCGTTTCCTTTGGATGCTTGGCGTACAAAATCGGCAGCATTTTCATCAGAATGTCGCGTCCGACAACGTCGCCCTTGCTCTTTTCTTCCACAAAGGCTTTCATTTCCTTGCTATTTACCAGCTTGTCGATGTACGGAATGGCGTTTGCCATCTGCTCAAATGCGGTTGCGGTATTCATGCGTTTTCCTCCTCAAAATTTACGAAAGTGCGGCAGGGCGCGAACCCTGCCGCGTGTTATTAGGCAGCGGGGTCGAAGAAAATGACCTCACAAGGCGCATATCCGTCGGTTTCCATCCCATCCTGATGTGCGGTAAACTCCACCGGAATAGTGCCCTCGCCCTTGTCCGTCCACGTCAGCGTTGCGCCCGCCGTGTTCAGCGCGTTTTTGATGGCAATCAGCACATAGCCCTTCGAGGTGTCGCCCACCCAGACGAGACTCTCAATATAGTCCGCGTCCTTGATATCGGTGCGAATCTTAATGGTATGCTTCTTCTCCGTGTCCGTCACATCGGCAGTGCCGAAAGACCGCTTAAGGTTGTCGGCATTGATTTCAAGCAGAGTAGTCGTCAGCTTGATAGTCCAGCCATCGTTGACGCTGCTGCCTTTCCATTCCTCGCGCTTGCCGTCCGCCTCGATGCTGCGGGTGTTGGGCGTGCAGACGAACGTGCCGCCGCCGCGCGTTGCGCCAATCAGCGCGGAACCGCTTGTCTTTTCGCGCTCCGTTTTCAGCAGCGCGCCCAGTGACGCCGCGTCCGTGGCGGTGGAATAGTCAAAATTGGCGAGAAACATCCCGGCATTGAGCTGCAAATTTTCAAAGGTGCTTGCCCGAAGACCAGTCGTCATTTTGTTACCTCCTGTTAGGTGTAGTAAGTCACGATTTCATAGTAAATCCGCCCATAGCAGACGCTTTTAAGCGTCGTATCCACTTCAAGGCGGAAGAAGTTACTATTGTTGCGGTATAGCGTGATAAAGCCATCGTCGCAATAGATTGCCGTTCCCTCCGGCGGAATGGCGCGGCGAACCTCGTCAAGGATTGCCGCACGCTGCAAGTTGACGTTGCTGCCGTTTTCCGCCTGACAGCAAAGGGTACAAATCATTGTAGACTTGCCAAACGCGTCCCCCTCTTGCACCTGAAACGCGAAATAGGGGAAAGACGCTTCCTCCGGCACCGCGTCCTCGATGTATGCAGGGATGGGCTTGCCCTCGTAGGTGAAGCTGCTCCAAAACTTGTATAGTTTCCGCTGCAAGTCAATCACGCAGTCACCACCTCCGCGTCCGCCTCGCGGAAGTGCATATCGCTCTGCTCCGGCGTTGTCATATCCCGCGCGTCCGACGTGATGCGGAAGACTTTGCCGTCGGAAATCCGTTTCACGCGGTCGTTCGGAAGCAGTTCCAACATATCGGAAAAGACGATGGTGAAGAGTTCGCGGATGCCGCTCTGATATGCAATCATGGCTTCCGTGCTGCTGTTGCGGATGAATCCGGCACGGAACGGCGCGCCATCTGCCCATGTGACAACGATGCCGCCCATGCCGTCGGATTCCGTGCGCTTGTCGACGATGCAAGCGTCATCGAGAAAATCAGTCCACGCCATCAGCCCACCTCCGTGTACATATGGCGATACGGTCGCAGTTTGTCCGCGAATGCCGCTTGCCACGTTACAACGCCATTGCTGCCAGTCGCCCGCGAATAGCTGTAATGCCCGAACGATTCCGAGGTGTATGCCCCCGTTGGGTTTTTTGTCTCGTACTCCGCGCATTCCTTCGCAATCTCGACAAACGGGCGCGGCGGGTACAGAAACCACAACGTGCCGTCGAAAGTTTCCTCCCCGTCCGCGTCCTCCATTGCGCCAGAAACAAGGCTGTGAACGCCGTCGTTCCGCGCGCTGCCGCTGATGTACACATAGGGCGAACCTACATCAGGAACGATTTTACCGCCCGCAATGCGAATCTCCCCCGCGTACTTGCAGCGCTCAAAAAAGTTGTTACACTCGCGCATTACCATTTCCAGCGTCACAGCCATGTTCCCACCTCCATTAAGTCGCTGCCGTCACCGTCGCGCTGCCGGAACGAATCACACGGTAGTCGCTGGTGCATTCCGCAACCGTCACCTTCTGTCCGGTCGCAATCGCAAGGTCAGACGTGCCGTCCCAATTGCTCCAAGTTCGGACATTCTGCCCATAGGTCGCAGTCGGCGCGGTCGTGCCAGCCTTCACCTTGTACAGGTTGGAGCTGGATTCCTTCGCTGGGCTGACAGTCAGCGTCGTGTTGCCCTTGCCAGTACCGGTAGCGGAAGAAACCGTCAACTGACCCGTCGCCGCGTCAGTGATGGTAGCAATCCAGATGCTCTTCGGATTGAAAATAACCGGCATGAACAAGCCGGATGCCCGCGTCCACAGCACAACGGGGTCGTTTTCCACCCACTGCGACACCATCACATAGCGGTGCTGACCGGACTGATTGACGTTGAGACCCGTGTTGGCGGTGTTGACCGTTTCTTCCGGGGTCTGCCCCCACAAGCCCGCGCCGATGCGCGTCATGGCGTTGCCCGTGCCGATGAACGTCATCTTGTTCTGCGGGAAATAGCGCTTCGTGGTGCGAATCGGTCGCCCGTCCGCGCCAATGCCGCCATCAATTGCGTACTGCAAATCGTTGGTAATAACGCGGTTGATGCCGTACTCCGTGGAGAAGAACGTATTCAGCGCGGCGTTGCTCACATATGCGCCCTCGCTCAAAGTGCCGTTGATGCGCTTCTGGACTGCGCTGTTTGCGCGAATCTTGTTGATGACCTTGCGGCTCGTAACGATGGTGTCCAGCGTCGTGCCAGCGTCCAGCGCGGTATCAACGACGAACTGAATCTGTGCAGGAATGTCCGCGTCCTCACTGAAATCGAACGTGAATTCCGTCTGTTCCGGCTTCACGCCATAGTCGATGGTCAGGTCGAGGTCGTTCTCCTTGATGGTCATTTTGCCAGTCGCCAGAACCTCGTTCTTGGCAACCTTGGTGCGCGTCACAACTTGGTCGGCAAGCATGATGCCGTCACGGATAACGTAGTCGTACATTGCGTCGTTCTGCACGCCGGAACGCAGCAGCGCACGCATACGCTCGGACTGGTTAATCTTTACTTTAATCAGTCCCTTTTCGATGCTGTGCGTATCGACGGGGATGCGAGTGGCGATGTTCGTCCGGCTGTCGAAGCTGTGGAAGTCAGCCATCACGGGAAGCTGGTACTGGTTGGCAATCTCCTGCCACTTAGCCACGAGATTTTCACTGTATTCGTCGGGAAACAGCGCGTCCACCGGGTCGTTCGGGCGGCTGACGTTAAAGCCAACGTCAAGCCACTCCTCCTTGGGGATAAGACCGAAGATATTGTTCTCAAAAGACGGAATCTGCATAGTATTCTCCTTTCGTCAGTACGGGCGCACCGTCGCGGCTTCGGCGGCGATGAAGTAGAAGCCCTTTGCCGTCAGCGCGCTCTTGGCGGTGCTGTTGATTTCAGTGGGGAGACGGCTCTCGTAAACCGTTCCGCGCGTCACGACGCTGCCGGGCATATCGCCGCTTGTAACGTCCACGTCCTCGTACACGATGCCGACGGCAGTGCCGTCGTTCGCGGGGTAAACAGTCCCCATCTTGACGTACTTCGCGCCGTTTTCGGCGGTGGTAGCGCCCGACTGCTTAATCTGCTTGGTTTCGCGAATTGCATCTTCCGCGTTTTTGAGGAAATAACCAGGCTGGTAAACAGTCCCGGTTGCCTTGCTGGTAAAGCTCATTTATTTGCTCCTTCCGGCGCAACTGCGCCATACATATCTTGCGCGTACTTCGCCGCCAGTGCTGCGGCGCGTCCGCTGCCGTGCGTGGCATTGCCGCCGCTCGGCGGAGTTGTGGTAGGTGTACCCTGCTGCTGCTGCGTGGAGAAAAGGTCGCCATACTCGCCCTTGAGCGCGTCAATCAGCTTGTCGCCGTCCTTGATTGCGCCCTTGTCGTCGAGTTCGATTCCGTCCAGTCCGCGCTTTGCCATCACAAGGTCAGCAAGTTTCTCCTGCATCCCCTTGCTGGTCAGCAGCTTTCGCGCGGCGGTTGTCAACGTCGCGGTTTTCTTCTCTGTTTCCACCTGCTGCTTGTAGGCGTCGAACGCCTCCTGAATCTTCTGCGCGTCGCCGCCGCTCTTCTTCGCGTCGGCAAGCTGCTGCTTGAGCGTGTCGCGCTCCGTGGTCAGCGCTGCAATCTGCTTCGCCTGTTCCGCGTATTTGTCACGCTCCGCCTTGATGTCGTTGATTGCGTCGCTGTGGGCTTCCACAATCGCGTCAATCGCTTCATCAGGCACATTCAGGGCTTTCAGGTTCTTTCGGGTGAGGATGTTCATGATTCAATCTCCTTTGCTTCGGGGCGCGGTGCTTTGCGCCTTTGATTGTTTGCGGAAATGCGGTTCTTTGCCTTTCCGCTTATATGCAAACAGCGCACGGCTGTGCTTCGCCATGCGCTGATATTGCTGTAGTTAGTCCATATTCTGCTTGATTGTGTCCGCCATGATGTCCACAAGGCGTTTCGCGTTTGCAGAATCCGCGAATGTGTCCGTCATGAACGGTCTGCCGGGTGTGTACCCTCCCGGAATGACGCGGAACTCGCCTTTGTCGCCCAGCTTGGGAAAGAAAACGGCGTGTCCCGCGTGTCCATCATGCACATAATGCGCGTACTCAACGTTTGTGCCGATGGTTACTTCGTTGTTGTCCGGGCCGATGTCTGCGGTGATACTTCTCGCCAGATTGCCAGTGTCGTAGACCTTATGCTCATAGCCAGTCACCATCTTCTCGCGTACCATGCCGACGGATTCTTGCGCAACCGCTAAAAGCCCGACAAACATTGCCTGTTCCAGCTTCTGATTGATTTCCGGCGTGTGGTCTACGAACCCGCTCATTTCTTTTCCTTCTTTCGGATGTTGCCGTCTGCGTCCACATACTCGGTGGACAGGATGACTTTCGGCATAATCATGCAGTAGCAATTGATTGTTTCCGCTGCGCTGCCGTTCGGGTCGCCCGGAAAGCGGATGTTGCTGTTCGGAAAACACTCGCCCTGCTTCGCCATCTTGCCATGTCGCGCCATATGCGCTTCACGGCTGTTTTGGAATCGGCAAAACCACTTGTTGTAAACCGTTACGCCTTGGTCTGCTGCCTCCTGCGACGCGGCGTAACTCGCTTGACTTTGTGAGCGCGTCCGCTCTGTCTGCGCCACGCGCCGCGCTTGCCACTCGCTCTGCCCCGTGATGTCGCCGATGCGGTTCATCAGCTTCTTCCGGTCCTCGCCCAGCGTGGATGACAGCGCCAGCGCGTTTTGCAGCTTGTGGCGAATTTCGGTGTTCTGCCCTAAATTCTTGTACGCCAGTTTCGTGAATGCTGTTTCGTGCGCGGCGAAAATCGCTTTGATTTCGCGCTTGTTGGGCTGCGCGAATGACACCTTGACACCCGCGCGGTCTGCTTGCGCCTCGATGACGGTTTGTGCCTCTCCTAAGCTATCGGCGTACACGTCGCCCATCGTGTTCCGGATGTCGTCGGTTGCCCGTTTCCCTGCCTTGCAGATTTCCTCCATGATGACTTCTTCCACTCGGTATTGGCGGATAAGTTCGCGGACAAAACCCGCTTTCCACCGCTCTACCTTTTCCGGCGTGTCGTAGTACGCGGGCGGCTTTATCTTGCCTTCGTCCACTTGTTGCTTTTTGCGCAAGAAGTCTTTCAGGCGCTCCGTGGCGATGTCAAGCGCCTCTTGGTACATCGCCTTTATACGCATTTGCAGCGCGGCTTCACGCAAATCGTTGCGCTCCACGTCCGTCACGGCTTGCCCGTCTCCCCGGCGTCAAAGAGGGCAATCAGCAACCGCAGGATGCCGCGAACCGCCGCCAGCCACCAGCCGATGCACAAGAGCCAGCTCGGAACAACGACGTTATTCGCCGCCAGCACTTGCAGAATCATCATCAGATACAGCATTTTCTTCCTCCTCTCCTGTCTTCTGCATCGCCTGTTGCGCCATGCGGATGCCCAAAAGCGATTCTTCCTCCCCGCGCTTGATGATGTCGTCGATTTCCTCCGGCAGAATCATCGGATTGAGTTTCAGGCGCGTCTCCTTGTCCAAATCCCCCTGCGCGGTGTAGATGTTTTGGATGATTTCGCTCTCGTTGGCGATTGTCTGACGCTTGAAGCGGATTGTTTCCGTCTCAATGCCCAGAATCCGCAGCAGTTTCTGCACGAACTCAAAGCACTGCCATTCGTAGGCGTTCGCCTTCAAGTCCAGATTCGCCATGCTTGCCCGGATTGCAACATTCGTCAGGCTGCCGCCCGTCAGCTCCGATACATCCAGCGCCATATAATCGCGGTATAGCTGCCGTTCCAGCAGTTCCAGCGCGGTTTGGCGCGCGGCATACGGCACTTCAAACGTCTCCGGCGTTACTGTGCTGGATGACGTGCCGTCCGAAATGTTTGCAATTGCTTTCAGGCGGTGAATCTGTTCTAGCATCAGCGCAACCTCGTCGAAGTTGCCCCCGAAGTTGTTCAGCACCCAGTAAACATCGTTCGCCTTTTCCAGATTGTTTCCGAAGTCGGAAAGAACGATGTCATACAGGTCGATTTTGGAACGGATTGCAAGCGTCAGTTCCGTCTGCTTCTTGTCGTTCGCGTACAGCGGCACAATCGGCAGTGTGCTATAATTCTCTTCGGACACAAGGCGCTCTCCCGTGATGTCACGCGCATATGTCCGCTTGTAGGCGCGTTTCTCCTGCGCAACCTCCAAATCAGAGGCGTTCTCGCGCGTCTTGTACACCGTCACGCCGTCCGGCTCGAATACACGCGCCATCAGCGGCTTGTCGTCGCCAATCTGCCAGAACTGCACCCCAACCATCGGTTCGCCCGTCAGCTCGTCCAGCAGCGCCACAAATCCGCTGTTTTTGTCCGTGTACGCACGCAGAATCTCAACGTGGTCGAGATTCCAGTATCCCCAACACACGCCATGGACAAGCGCATACAGTCCGATTTTCGCAAGTGTCGTGTCGAACCCGATGCCCAGTTTGCCCTTCATTGCGTCGTCTTCCAGCTCAACGCCATTACCAAGCAGATAATTCGCCTGTTGCATTGTGAAGCGTCTGAAAAAATCGCTATAAATACGCTGTCCGGGGATTGCTTGCGTTGCTGCCGCTTTCTTCTTTACCTTCTTCCCGTCGGCGGTTGTCTGCTCCGTCTCCGATGTAGTCGCTTGTAGCACGACTTTCGCGGAAACGGTATCGTTCTGCGCTTCATAGTATCGTTGCGCGATTCCAGCCTTGTCGAAGTCCTCGCTGTGCTTGTACGCACCAATAACCGCCAGCGTCGCCTTTCCCTTGTCCGGCTCGTTCTGCCAGTCCTGCCATGTAATTTTGGTAAACATCTGTATCACCCCCCAACATACAAACTCGCGCCGCTCCTGTCGAGAATTCGGCAGCAGCACGCGGCGCTGTCCGGCGCGTCGTCATGCTCCGCGTCCTCGGTGTAGTCCATAATTTGCGCGATATAGTCCCTGTCTGTGCCTTCCAAAAACACGATATTCCCCCACCATTTTTTGAGGTATGTGCTGATTTTTAGGTACTTGTTCATTTTTTCCGGGTACGCGCGTACCGCCATGTTTCGGCGGCGCAATTCCCGCGCCAAATAACCCTTGTCGCCGTTTGTTTCGCAGTAAATCGGCGCGCACATTAGGCGATCCGTCTCCGATTGCAGCGCGTCCATCAGCGTATCAACGTGCTTGCGCCACAAGCGTCCGTATAAATACAGCGTGTCGCCGTCCCTCTTGGCGCACGTCAGCGCAGTGTAGTCCTCGCCACCATAGGCAGCATCAACGTGCGCGATGCCGTCCCGCAGCTTTTCCGCGTCCGGCGTGAACGTCGGCGGCGTGTCGAACAGCGCATTTTCGGCGGCAATGTGGCGCAGCTCGTAGTTCGCGGCAAAAAGTGACGGCGACATTGACTTCCGCAGTTCTTCCAGCTTCTCCGGTGCAATCAACCCGGTGGAATAGCAATCGAAACGCTTTATGTTCGGCATCAAAGAAATAGCGTCCTCTTTATGCCAAGGTGTTCCTGTGTTAATAATGCGTCCGCCTCTGTTCCTAATGTTTTGCAGTTCCATATAGACGGTTTTTGTCTTTTCTCGCTCTGCATGGCTGCTTCTATCGGATGTGTTTACAATATCGTCCGTAAAAATCAAATCCGCATGTTTACCTGTTATACTGCCTCCTATGCCGATTCCTAATAGCTGGTCTCCGCCTCTCGGACTAACAAAGTGATTTGTCGTTATTGATGTTGCATTTGCCCGAAGCACCCGGATTGGGTTTCCTGTCGCTGCAAGAACGATTTGCTGAAAACTTTTGTTTTCTATGATGCCTCTCGTTTGGCGAATGACCTCTACTACATCCGCTTCGCCTTTGCGAAAGAATATCGTATTCTTATTCGCAAAAACAGCCATTCCAATCGCAAGCGCACCAGAAACAGCAACCGTTTTGAAACTACCTCGATGCCCCAGAATGGTCATATCGCTGTCTCCAAGAAGCATTTCCTTCATCCACTCGCCATGCAAATCATCACGCATCAGCGTAAAGCCACACGCACGAAGCAGTGCTGCCGGATGGCAAATCATAAAATCAAGAGCCTGTTTTCGCGTCAGATTCTCCATTTGCAGCATACCCCTCGCGACGCTTAATTACGGCAATTTCACGCTGTAAAGCGTCTGTAAACTCTGACGTTGTTACGTTAGCATCTATCTTTTCAGACGGCATCTGCTCTGTTAGTTTTAGGTACAGTTCCATCCAGCGCGCGTCTTTTAGCGCGTTGTTGAAAATTGAGTATGCCGCTGCCTCATTTCGCGTTGCTTTGTTTCCTCGGCTGTCTGCTATTTCTTCATTGGACATTTCTCGCAAAATATCTCCAACGGCTCGCAGTACCTGTGCTGGTGGCGTTTTGTTTTTTGCGCGCCCGCCCTTTCTTGCAAGTTCTTTTGTTTTCGGGTCTCCTGCCTTAAACGGCATAAACATTCCTCCATCCGATATTTTTGTTGCAAAACTCTGAAAAGTGTGGTATAATTATATTGAAAGAAAGGGAGGGTAATGAATGAAGGCTTTGAGTGTATCATCTTTTTATGCAATGCAGATAATGCTTGGGAATAAAACGATTGAGTGGCGTACATGGTGCACAGCACATCGCGGAGAATTGCTTATCTGCTCAAATAGAGAGCGCACACCCGGTACAATTCCAAGCCACGCGCTTTGTGTTGTGCGCATCACTGATGTTCAGCCTTTTGTCGAGACGAAAGCGAATCTTGACGCTGCTTGTTTGCAGCGAGGCGACGTAGAAGGGGGATATGCTTGGAAACTTGAATTTGTCTCTATCGTCAAGCCCTTTCAGGTTCGCGGGAAACCGGGGCTCTTTGATGTTCCCGACAATGATATTATAAAAATAGACGAAGAAACGATGACAGGAGAAGAGACATCTGCCTTTATAGCACAATACATCAATCCTCTTTTAGTCGTTTAACCTGCTCCGGTGTAATGTACTGTTCGGAGATTGGCACGTTGATACTCCGATAAAACAATTCACGTTCCTCCGGACTTGCAAACACAATTACACTAAAAAAATCAATGCGCCCTTTCTCTTTGAGCGAATCGTTCATTTGGGTTCGGGCGTTTTTTATGTCTTTTAATGAGCGCTTCACATTTTCCGATTCTTCTGTATTAAAAAGCTCCGTAAACCTGTCGTCTCCATCAAAAAGGAACTCAGCGTCAGTTTGCGAGAAGCCCATATCATCAGCGGAAAGAGAAAATTCACAAGCCACATTCGATAGCTTGTCCAAGTCCCAGCTGCCTTGCAAACTCGGATTGTTAAGCTGTACATTCAGTTCGACTTCTTCCCGCTCCGGAACGTCCACCACGTTTACGGTGAGTTCGTAATCCTTGTTTCCCTCCAACGCATCCAGCTGTTCAAGCCTTTGATGACCACCAACAAGATTCCCCGTCCGCTTATTCCACGTTAGGGCAGAAACAAGTCCATGCTTTCTTATTGCTTCTTTTAATCTTTTTTTGGTTTCCTTATTCATTATTCGCGGATTGTATGGCGCATTTTTGATTTGCGAACGAGAAATTGTCTCTGAATCAAACGCCTGAAACTTGCTTCGCACGTCGCTGCTCCTCCCGAAATGCCGCTGCCTCAGCAAGCGGATAAAGTTTAAGCAATTTCCTGTAATCATCTGGGAAAAATTCTTTTACCATAGATACGTCCTCATCAGACAGTGACCGAAAAGAATGATGTATCTTCTCGTATTCTCGCGGTAATACAAGATTTTTCACCCGCATATAATTCATGACGTTTTCTTTTGTCCAGTAAATTAAAGGGAAAAACCTCCCGCGCTTTTCGTCTATACTTCCTGATTTCTTTAACATAGCCCGGCGCACGATTGAATCCGCGATGCGTTCACCGCAAGCAATCCAATATATTCCTGTTTTTTGTCTCAAATAATTGTATTCATCTGTTACACTTATTATAGGCACGTTCAAGTCTTCTTCCCTGTATGTCCCATACCTAAAGAAGTTACTTGTTTCAAAATGTGGGATTCGGATGCAATTCACTCCGTATTTTCGTTCATATTTTCGGATAACAGCTTCTTGAAACTCCATCCCCGGCACATAGGACATGAAGAAAGGCTGCACCCGTTCAAAATGTCGGAAACACAAGTCAAGGGTTACAATGGAATCCTTGCCGCAAGAGAATCCGACAAGAACCTCCCTTGTAACCTTTGCCTGTGTTTTAATGGGGTCAAAAAGTTCTGACGACATTAGCCGCCGGTTCCGCCGTTTGACTTCCGCCGGAAAGTGTTGTACGCAGCACGCTTTCTCTGTTTCCGGTTGTACTTTTTGTTCATGCCAGTGGCGGCTGCGATTCTGCGCTGAATTTCGGTTTGTGCCATTTTTCTTTGCTCCTTTCTACTTGTTTGTTTTATTCAGAAACTCTTTCGAGTGTTCTGCCATCTTCAAACCCGGTCTCGCTCATGTCGATGTCAACGATTTCATCCACCATTGAACAAGAGCTGCAATGCCGTTCCATTCAATCACTGGTTTGCTCTCCTACTCCTAATTTTTTTATGATTTCCTTTTCTCGCTCGGATAGCTCAATGTAATGCGTTTCATCATTCACTGCTCTTTCTGCCGCTGCTCTTTCTGCCGCTGCCTTCTCCGATAGCAGGAAGCAACTCCCAAAAACGCCTTTCTTTGCGTTGTCGAGCGTTCTTGTAAAAAAAACTTCCTTCTCGTCGAGCGTGAAGTATTGTCCTTTCGCGGAAAGCTGGTTGAATTGCGCGGCGTTTGCGATTTGCGGCGGGAATTTCAGCTTGTCAAGTTGTTTTTTCTTCGCTTTGACGTTTTTCTCGTTTTCTGTTTTTATTCTGCGGTATAAGTCCGGCGCAGTCTCAACCAAATGCCCCCCAAGTTTGTCACAAATGATGTGTTGACGTTTGCGCCGTTTTGATAAGTTACTTGTCCGCCGACGCATACGCAATGTAATCCGTTGTACGGATTGAAACAAGCAGTTCCGGGTGCAAACAAGAAAAAGCGGATGCCACGCGCAAGGTAGAATTTTTCGATTTTTGAGAGGATGGAGAATGGCGGGTTGTCGATGACGATACTGTTTTCTGGATATTCTGCGTGTTCGTAATCGCCGCCCGGATAAAATGGACGAATTACCTTCGTGCTTTTGTCAAGGTTGTAATGCTCGAACACCCACTCTTTTACCGTCTCGTAAATGTTCGGCGGCGTATAGCAATCGTCCGTTGTCAGTTTCGGCTTGAACTTATCGACGAATGCCTTGTACTCCTCCGATGCTTCTTCAAGCGTCAATTGCTCCATTTTCCCCTCCTCTTCTTCCGTCGCGTCCCCGCCAACGCAACAAAGCGCACTCGCGCATAAATCCCGCCGCTGAAGAGGCAAGAGCAGCACTTCCATAGTCGCCTCTTCCAACAAAAAAGACGCTTGCATCACTGCTTGCGTCTCTCTTGCTGCTTTTACATTTTACATTATAGCACGAAAATTACTCTCATAACTCTCATTTTTTTATTTCTATATGTTTTCGTTTCTTTGCCATTGCCAGCAATGCCGCCTATTTCGCGTTCTAACGGCTTGCTTGTTTTTGCTCATAATTATGCCGCCTGATTGCTCCGTCGTCTCTCAGGCGGCATTCTGTTGCGATTAGGCGGGCTTGATTGATTCCACCTGCTGCTTGGTGAACAAGTAGGCGGTCGTCAGGAAGAACCCGCTATTCTCTTCCTTTGCGTCAACGTTCTTTTCGTCCTTTTTCTGCTTGCGCGTCTTGGGCTTCCAGATGCTCACGGTCAGCGCGGCGTGTTCGCCCTTTTTGACAATGTAACCGTGGTTCTTCCACTCCGCGAATGTGTGAATCGGGAGGCGCAACCCGTTCATGATGTAGGTTGCGGCTTCCTCTTCGGAGAAGATGCCCGCGCTGATGGCGGACTTGACGATGATTTCTTCGTTCGACATGGTGCTTGCTCCTCCTTCCTGTTCACGCCAGCGTTGCAACGACTTCGGAAGGCTTGTACTCTTCGCCTTTCTTCCAGCGAACGATGCTGCGCTCGTAGTCGCCATCCATCGTTTCGTCCCCGTACTGCAACTCGTAGCAGTATTTCTTCGTTTCGTAGTACCAGTTGATAGCCAGCTTCTGCGCCATCTTCTCGGTGATGCGGATGCCCTTCTTGATGCTCGCGAACTTCATAATTCTTACCTCTTTCTGTCGGGGGCTTTATTATTTTTGTACCGCCCTCCTGACACTATTATTATAGCATATACTGCCGTATATGTCAAGGGGTAAATCACATTTTTTTCGAGATTTTTTGCAAACTTTTTGCGCAACGAAAAAGGCGCACCCCAGCGGATGCGCCCATGCTATTATTGTTTTCTGTTGGTAATTATTTCACGCCCGACATAGGCGTTTACGGAATCAACGATTAGCTGCGCCACCGAGAGACCGCGGCGCTTTGCTTCTTCTTCCAGCGCCTCCTTGCTCCCAGCGCGAACGTCGAAGCGCACCGTCTTAATTCCTTCTTTTTCGCGATACTTCTTCATCGCGCGGACGGAAATGTCCCCTTGGTAGTACTCTTTCCTCATTGCCACAACCCCTTTCGGGGATATTGTAGCATAGGATGGTTGATTTTGCAAGCTGTTACTTTTCACGCTTCACCTCGACGATGTAGTCCATATCGTTTGCTCTTTCGCAGATTGCGAGCGTTTCTCCGTCCAGCTTTGCAAGGTGGCTGTACACGCAACCATCTTTTTCAAGGCGACCATGCTTTTTAAGCTCTCTGTATTCTTCCTTCGTCAGCGTCAGCATCACTGTGTTTTCCCCTCCATTCATTTACAGTTGACTTATTGTAACGTATCCGCATCCATTTGCGTAACGCGGGCGAGTGAGCGTTACCAGCTTGTCTCCAAACCGGCAGTACGTATTGCCATTCCGCCATGTATCCGCATCACTGATGCAGTAGTCGACGAACACTTGTGTTTGCTTCGGCGAAAGTTTCTTGTTTTCGCAAATCCCGAACGAAGGCGCGAAAACTTCCGCGAACCAGCCCTTGCGCTTCGGAAATCGCAGTGCAAACGCTTTCAGCCAAACCGCATCCGCTTTTTCTTTGTGTTGATTGTAAAGCTCCATTAGCTTCTGTTCGTATTCCTCGTCGGTGATGCTTTCTTCTTTGGCGAGTGCGTCCATTTGCGCTTCCCACACCTTGGTCATTTGGCGGTGCTGTTCAAACAGCGCCGCGCTTTTTGCTTTATCAGTCATTGTCTTTCCCTTTCTGTCGGGGGCTTTATTTTTGTACCGCCCTCCTGACACTATTATTATAACATATACTGTCGTATATGTCAAGGGCTAAATCACATTTTTTTGCGATTTTTTTCAAAGAAAATCGCGCACCTTTCGATGCGCGACCGCCTTATTCCGCGCTCTGGATTTTCCGCTCCGCGTTACCAATCACGCGGAAGACGTGCTGCTCGGAATACGCCAGATTGTAGCTGATTTCCCGGACGCTCCGCCCCTCCAGATACCGCATCCTCATGCACTGCACTTCCAGCGGACTTTCCAGCGCATCAACCAGCGGCGCAAGCTCTTCGCGCATCCTGCACAACTCGTCCCATATTGATTTCTTGCGTTCCAGCGCCTCAACGCGATACAGCAGCCCTTCCTCCGTGCTGTTCATACTTCCGCCCCCGCGCGGCGCGTCGCTGATTATCCGCGTCAGCTTCTGCGCTCTGATTCGCGCCTGTTCTGCTCGCAAGCAAGCCATAGGATACCGCCTGATGAGATACCGCATCCGCTTTAAGTCAACCATTTTCCCCTCCCGCAACCGCCCCACGATTATTTTACCCCTTCAAACGCCTTGACGATAGCTGTATACAGCGCAGGGCGAATCTGTCCGCTCATAAGCTCCGTGTACAGCATATCTTGTACCTTCTCGATTGCCCCGTTTGCCTCCTTCTCTGCGTTTAGCCGCCTGATTGCGTCCTGCGTCGCCCTGACTTTGTAGGCATCGTGGCGGCTTTTGCATCCGCGCGAAACGTTCCCCGCAAGCCGCTTGACGTTCTTTTCCAGCTCTTTCTCCAGCCAAAAAGAGTAACGGATGTCGTCGGTGTCCAGCATTGTCTCACTCTCCGTCCATGTATCGCATAATTGCATCAATCGCTTCTTGGCAGCCCTTTGCCACAACGCAGCGATATCCCTCGGCAGTCAGCATCTTCATGCGCACCTTCTGTGATGACGATACCGTCCCGCCCTTCTTCCGCTTCATCTCGATGAAAAGCCCGTGTTCGCGCCCGTTGGAGACGGGCAGGAAGATGTCCGGCACTCCTGCACGCGTCCCGGTTCGCTTCATCCTCGCGGCGGTTGCCTTGGCGCGATAACCGCCGTTCGGGATGGCGAACATCCCTTTCAGCCACGGCTTCGTTGCGCTTTGAGTCTCCGCCCAGCGGAAAAGGGCTTCCTGCTCTTCGTCCTCTGTCGGAATTACATCGGCATAAATAGAACGCCGTGTAGTCCGCACTTTGGATTTGTACATTTTACCCATGCGCCTCCTTGCACATCAATCGTAGTGTATCGTTTCATTACTGCGTTACAAACCGGGCAGATTGTCAATGCGTTCAGCCAATCTTGCTTTTCGACCATGCTGCACCTCCTTTCTGCGCCTTGATGCACATAGCGGCAACCTGCACAGCTTCGCAAGCCAGCAGTGTAGCTGCCGCCGCTGTTTTGCTCGCGCACATCCGAAACGCGTCTGCATCGTCCCGTCGATTTGCCAGCCACACGTCATTCGCCTTTTGCCGAACGCGCTGCATCTCTTCATTCGCTTCCTCGATTTCCTCCCAGATGACGGAGAACGCCTCCGGCATGGAGTTGAACGTTTCTCCATGCTCTTTTTGCGCTCGGAGAAGCTCGGAGAACACAACCGTTACAATTTCATCTTGCAATTCTTTCACAACCATCATCACTCCTTGTTGATAAATGCGCAAGCCACGCACACCGTAGCCGCCAGCAGACACAGCAGACCGATAACCGTCATTGTCATCCCCATAACCACGCGGCAAGCGTATCCGTTCCGGCGTACACAAGAATCGAAATGATACAGTTGACGAGCGCCAGCAGAATGTAAATGTACCACGGGCGCGTTTCCTTCGCCAGCAGGAAGCCCGTCAGCCCCAGACCAATCATCGTGCCGAAAATCACCGCCGCGGGCAGCGTCACAGTTTTCATCAGCTTCCATCCTCCGTTTCCAAGAATGTCATCTGCCCATCAAGCGGCTCTTCCTGCCGCCTCGCAGGTTTTAGGCGCTTCATGAGCGGCACATGGTCAATCGCAAGCGTTTTTCCGTGCAATCCACAAGCTGTCCAGCGCTTCGCCCAGTCAGTCGCCGCGGAAGCGCTCGCTCCGTACGCCATGCACTTATATTGCGTATGGCTCGACGTTACATAGATGCAGAGGTTCAAGCAATCCGCGCACTTATGCGCATCGTCTTGCCCGTATACTCGGTGCATAGCCGTGATTTTTCGGTCAGCCATCATTTTCCTCCTCCGTCGCAATCTGCGCCTTTGCCAGTTCGATTGCCAACAGGTACGTCCTTTCGTGCTTTGTCCCGGCATGGACTTGCTTGACTTTTGCGGCGAAGTCGTCAATTGAGCCGCTGAAGCGTCCGCAGGCGACATATATTCCCCCATCTGCGCCGCGATAAAAGGTGGTTGTATCGTCACAGTTTTTGATTGTATTGATGGTGATGTAATCAGCCGAGTTCATTATATGCGCATTTCCCGTCACCCACGCTGCGCCCCTTACGCACGCTGCGCCCGTCACCCGCGCCACGCTGGTGACCGCCCTCTACCGCATGAGCGGC